CCATTTAGTACCTCAGATAAACGCGCCCGGATTGACCGGACTGGCGGCGCACTTCATTCTTGAATTGGTCGCGCAGCTTGAGCAGGTCGGTGATCGGGATGTATTTCATGCGGCGCCCGGCAATTTCGTATTCCGCGACGCCTTGGTCGTGGTTTTCGATCCACGCTTCGAGCGCGGCCAGCGTTTTTTGCGCAAAGCTGCGAGCGTCCAGCGTGGTGGCAGCGGCAAAGCTGGCGATGACGGTGATGCTGCCGGTGCGAATGGTGACGGCATCGGTGCCGTCGCTGGCGACGCATTGCCAGGCGTAGTCGCCTGCGGAATAGAGCGCGGTGACGGCGGGCAGAACATGGACGGCGTGACTATCACCGCTGGCGACGCTGGCGATGCTGAACTTGCCGGCGGCGTTGATGAAGGTATAGGTTAGCGCCCAGCCAGCGCCAGCGGGATAAGCGGGGTCGCTGATCGTCCAGATGGCGGAATCTCCCGCGCGAATGCTGGTTGGTTCGGTGTTGGATTGGGCGGTCATGCTGACGTTTTACGGGTTAAGCTGGAAGCCGTTAAGGCATCCGGCTTCCAGTCATCGGCACAGTGGAAACGATTTGATTGACGCGCCGATGGCTGACGCCGATACGCTCGGCAATCTCCCGCGTACTCAGGCCGGATCGCAGACACTCAAAGATTTGCTCGGTGCGCTGCTGGTGGCGCAGGGCGGCGGCTGAGTAGAGATAATGCCGGTCTTTGCCCTTCTCAAGCCTGACGATGGTATTGATGACCGCGCGCTTTTCAGGCGTGACGGACTCGGGGCCAATGACTTCGGTGGTGATTTGCAGGATGTAGTCGAGGATGTCCATTTACCAGCCTATTAATTTTTGGGTGGGGAATGCGGTGCGGGGTTTTTCAGGCGCCGGCTTGACGGGCTTTGGTGTTGCCGCCTTTGATTTAAGGTCTATACCTGACAAACGCAGGGCTGCCAGCGCGTATTTGAAACAGTCAAGCGTTTCATTGCGCGGGCGGGTCTGTTGCCACTCGGCATAGGGCCGCGTGCCGCGCATCTTGGTAACGAGTTTCTCGGCGGTTAGCTGCGCAAAGTATTCATCGTCAAAGCTGGCGTCGTTCGGGAAGTGGATATAGCCGGGGCCTGGCTGGGTGATCTTGAGGCGGGAATAGATCAGGGCTTTGGCTTGATCGTCGCCGACCAGATGCACGGTGATGCCTTTTTTGCGCTGGCGGCGCAGGCGTTGGCGGCGGGCTTTTTCATCTTCGACAATCGGCACGCCCGGCCCTGCCCTGCCCTTGACGGCAACCGCCCAGCGGCGATGTTCAACAAAGGCGTAGACCATGCTGGTGTTGTAGCCAGAGTCGACGGCAACCAGATGCGGAGCCCAGCGGGCAAGTTCTTCATCAAGGTCTTTCCAGACTTGCGGCTGTGCGGTGTCGCCGGGGATAATGAGGTGTTCCATCGTCCACGCCTCTTCGCCGGCATCCCAATCGACGATGGTGCATTCGAGGCGGTCTTTTTGCACGTCAACGCCGGCAGTACGGGCGGCGCTTTTGGGCTTTTCTTCGTATTCTTCGAGGCGGGTTAGCAGGCCGGTTGGGTCGACGTGGTCGCCTTGTTCTTCCCAGCATTCGCCAAGGTGCGTATTGACGAAGGTGCGCAGGGTGCCGGGGGATTTGATGGCGATTTGCCACTCTTCGGCCAGATCACGCCATGACGGACCAAGGCCAATGGGCGCATAGAGGGCGCTGATGTGGTAGCCGCGCGTGGTGCGCTCGGGATAGGTGGCTATCCAGCGGCCATTGGCGAGCATGGCCGGCTTTTGGTGTTCGTAAATGGCTTGCGTGCAATGGGCGCAAACGTACCAGGCGTCGAGTATGCCGGCGGTGTGTTGCCATTTGATGCCGTGGGCGGTATCTGAGCCGCCCCATTCAAGCGGCTGATATTGTCCGCAGTGCGGGCAGGCAACGTGGTAATGGCGCTGGTCGGATTCGGCATAGCCGCGCTCGATCATGCTTTCACCTTTGACCGTTGGTGTGCTGATAAACAGGCGTTTGGCGCGGGCGAATGCTTTGGTGCGGCCTTTGGCCAGTGCCACGGGGTCGCCTTCGGCGCCGACTTCAGGCGGGAAGCGGTCGAGGTCGTCCATGATCAGATACCTGACTGATCGTTGCGCGTAGCTGTTGGGCGAGTTTCCGCCGGCCAGGAATAGCACGCCGCCGGGGAAGTCGATCATGTCTTTGCTGTTGGCGGCATCTCGGCTGCGCTGGCCGCCGAGCAGGTTGCGGATAACTGGTGTTTCTTGCAGTAGCGGGTTGAGTTTTTGCGCCTTCCAGGCGTCGCGGGAATCCAGCGTCGGCATCAGCACCATGACTGGCGCCGGGGCGTGGTCCATGCAGTAGCCAATGAAGTTGACCGTGGCTTCAGTAACGCCAACCTGAGAGGACTTCATCACCCAGATGTCGCTGACGCGGCTGGATGCGCTCATGGCGTCCATGATTTCGCGCAGGATTGGATTGCGGGCGGTACGCCACCTGCCCCGCTCGCCGGCCTGCTTACCGGATAGCTCGCGGTGTTCATCTGCCCATTGCGAGACAGCCAGGGCGCGACGGGGCGCGATGGCGGCGGCGAGGATGTTAAGGCAGTGCGGGAGGCGGTTGGGGAGGGAGCGCATTTAGGTTTTGTCAGCAACACGGCGAAGCTGGATTAGATTGCCGACCCTTTTAATGACATAGGTTTCCCCATTGGCGCTTGCCAAAAATCGCATTGCATCCCCTGAATACTCAACGCCATTTATCAACCATGCGTCTTTTTGCCACTGGTATCCGGTCACATTACTCATGCGCCAATAAAAAAATTCTAGCGGGTACAAAACAGCCCGCACAGCAATCGCCCACCATGGAAGAATCGACCCTTCATCAATTCCAGACCTTACAAACGTCCATATCATTTTGCGCATATCAACCCCCCTTAATCATCGCGGCCTGTTGCCGCTCAATTGCCATGCCAATGTCGGCCAGCACGTTGCGGCAGGCGTCGGTTAGCACGGCATGGGTTTCGTTTAAGTCCGACACGGCGCACACCAGCGGCGCGGTTTGGTCGGGGAATACTTCCATCGCGGCGCGGACAGCGGCGCCGAGGAAGCGCATGGCGGCGTCGACATCTTCGCGGGCGATGACGTTGCCGGCCATTTGTGCGGCTTTCATTTCTTCCTGATCGGCCTGCGCTGATTCTTTGCGGGTCTTGGCGTCGACCAGCCGTTCATCTTCCCGGCTTTCAGAATCGCTTTTGGGTGCGTTTTCCGGCGTTGACCGCAGCACTTCATTAGCCGGCGCGTTCTTTTCGCGGCCAAGGCGCGCTGCGGCATGGCGGCGGGCAACATCAAAGCGACCAGAACTGGTGGATTCGATCAGCGCCATGGTTTCGGCGACTTTGACTTTGGCGGTGCGCCCTTCGCCATCCAGCACGACGCGCCCGGCTTTGATCAGGGCAGTGATGTAGGACGGGGCGAGGCCGATGTGGTCGGCGAAGGCTTTTTTGCCGAGCAGGTTGGTGGTCATAGCCCGCGCTCCTTGAGCAACTTATCGAGGTACATGGGGAATGCGCGGTTAAAGGTTTCGACGGCCTTTCTTTGAGCGACCCCGTAAAAGTCGAGGCGCTTTTTATAGCTTGGCGATTTCACGAAGATCATGACCGGGCGGATGGCTGTGCCGTAGGAAGTAAACATGCGCTTGTAGATGCCTGGCTGCATCTTGTGCGTGCCTTGCTTCCCATTGGCTGACTGGTAGCTGCGCCGCGCTCCTGGTGCCACATAGAAGAATTCAAAGCCCTGCGTTTTCTTTGTGCCTTTGCGCCGCTTTTCGCGGGTGGCGTCGGTCATGTTTGAGCGGCTGCCGACTTCGCGCATTGCGTTGAACCATGAAAGGACTTGAACGATCTGTGAGCCTTTCATGCCGCCGTATTGGTCAAGCTCGGCAGCGCCACCCGGCACAATGAACATGCCCGGCGGAAGTATTCCGGCAGCTTGTAGGGCTTTTTCGTGGCGCTTGTGTTTGCGCGGCCCGCCGGTTATTTGCGCATCCAATATTTTGTCGACCTGAATCCCTTGCTTGTTGGCATTGCCAGTGAAGTCGATGGATGACTCAAGGCGATCAGACGTTAGCGTTTGCGATAGCTTCCCGCCGTTAATGTCGAAGGCGCCGGCTACACGAACCGCAGAGCCTGCCTTTCCTGCTTTCTTATAGGTGACTCCACCTAATACCCAAGGCGTTGCGCGGTCGAATACCTTCTGCATTTCTTTTTTGACTTCGGTGTATCCAGCAAAAGCGGCATCGTTGAGCGCAGCGATGGCAGCGACCTTTATTTTTTTTTCAGCCAATCCACTGAGTCGCGCCTTCAACGCGTCAATCCCATCCATATTCACTGTGATTTTCATCGCCCTGCCCTTTCCCGCTTTTGATGGTCTTGCAGGCAATCCCGCCAGGCTTCGCAGGCGGCGCCGCGATTGCTGCCATTGGCGTAGTCACAACCTGTGCAGATTTCGCCAACG